CGCCGTCGGCGTTGATCTGCCGGAACTCTCTCTCGACCGTGAACTGCGAGCCGCCGCGCGTGAGGGCGACGTCCGTGCCGCCGATGGAAACGACGCCGGCGCCGAGAAGGATGGTCCCGGCCGCCGTGTCAGAAGTTCCGCCGGCGAACGTGATGGACCAGGGCTCCTCGTAGTCCCCTTCCGTGCTTACCATGTAGTCGGTGTTTGCATATGCGCCCGTGAACGTCAGTTTCGCGACGGTGTCGTCCTTTTCGACCATGCTCCAGTCGATGTTGTCCATCATGATGGCATTTTTCAGCGTGATAGTGACGGACTTGCCGCTTTTCGTCTTTCCGGTCCAGACGACGTTTTTGAAGTCGTTTGTCGTGACGATTCCGGTGCCTTTGATAGTGATACCCATGTTTTAGCCTCCTGTGCTCTGCGAGCCGGTCGTTACCGTGACCGGCTCTTTGTCTCTTAAAATCTCCGCGTCCGTCGCGGATCCGTCGTATGCCTGCCCCTGGAAGCGCAGGACCAAGTGCACGATCGTCTTGTCAGGGTCGTCCACGCTTCCGCCCGATAATTCGTAGAACGTCGGGTAGATGGTTTGTGCCGTGATGGCGTCGGGCGCGTTCCAGAAGGCGAAAAGCTCCCGGATGGCGTCCATGATCTGAAAAGCCGTGTACTGGTTTTTGTCCCAGATGTGGAAGTCCAGAGTGAAATCCAGGCGTCCCATGTCGGCAGGCGCGACGTCTGAAAAGTCGTAGACCACGTGCGGAAACATCTGCTCGTCGTATGCGATACGGTAGCTGATTTCGTGAATGCCGTATTCGGTTTTGATGGCGTTCACCCTGTTCTGGATGATTTGCCGAAGTTCATTTGTCGCCATCAGCGTCTCCCTCGTAGTCTTTCTCGTTGATCTCTTTTTCCAGGCGCTCCGCTTCTCCGTTCAGGCCGTCAAGGTACTGGCTTTCGATCTTAACGATCTCCGCCACGTTGTCCTTGACCGTCTTTTGAAGAAGTCCCAGCCGTGGGATGCCCGTGCTGGTCCCGAGCTCCTGAAAATAGGCGTAGAAGCCGTCCGCCTTGTCCGAAGCGCGCAGGCCTATCTGCACGCGCGGATATTTGGTGTTCTGGCCGCTGATCACCTTGTATTTCGTAGCCTTCCCGGCCTTGCCTGAGTGCTTATCGAAGCGTTGATAGTAGGCAGCCTTGAAGGCCTTAGTGATGAACTTGCCGACGTCACGAAGCGCCGCGCGTGTCAACTCGAAAATGTAATACTCCGACGCGTCCAGGTTGCTCTCGTACTGGATTTCAGTTTTGCCCTGTTTCGTCAGGACCTTCACTTGCGATTTCGGCGTCGGCATTTTGCTCCACTCCCTTGTAGCAGACAAGTTCCAGCGCGTCGCCGGTGTTGTATGTCCGCAGTATTCTCAGGCGGACCGGCTTTGTCGGGTCGCCCATAAATGGCACATACTCCACTTCCTTCTCGCCCTGGTAGTCCATGAAGTTCGTCAGGATGAACTTGACCTCGGGTTTGAAGCCGACCGCTGCGCCCTGGTAAAACTCCGTCTGTGTGACGGAGCGTTCTTCGGCGTAGACGGTCCGCGTCCGTTCCGTGATGGTCCAGTCTCCAAAGGCGTCAATGGTCCGGACGGGCCTGATGAGAAGGATGTCAGTATAGCGGCCGCTCATGCGGTCCCTCCCTGCGCCGTGGCGTCCGTCAGGCCGTAGCCATGGGTCTCCCGAAGCTGGCCCTTCTGTTCGTCGTAGCTCTTTTTCAGGCGTTCGTAGTCGTCAGGCGGTCCGAAGTTCATCATGCAGTAGGTCACGACGGCCCGGCTGACAAGCGGATCCGCGATGACGTAGTCCGTCACAACCTCGTGGGCGTCCTTGACTTCCGTGTCTGTGAACGTGATGCCGATGATGCGAAGATCCGCCATGCCGGCCGCGATCAGGTCCAGAAGTTCCGCGTCAAAGACGTCAGTGCTGATCCGTTTTGCCAGTTTGACTTTGCTGAGCATTTTCGTTTCCTCCGTTGATGGCTTCAAAGAAGCCGCGCGTGACGATATTTTGCCCGATGTGGCCGAGCTCGATGGCCGGGTCGCACCAGATATCGTAGCCGCACTGGCGAGCACGCCAGCAAAAGCTGATGTCCTCGCCCATGCCTTCCAGGGGGTCAAACATGCGCCCGTTAAACTTCGCGGAAACGCTCATCAGGACGTCCGTGCCCATGAGACAGCCAGCCATGCCGCAGCCGCCGACCTGGAAGCGCTCCTCGGGTATGCTCATAAACTGAGTAAAATGGCATTTTCCGTGGGCTTCGTCGTAGTCGAGACGGTCGTAGACGGTGGGCGTGTATGGGTACTTCCGCCGGAAGCAGAGCGCCGTCAGGATGTCAATGTCGTGCTCCTGACTGACGCGCTGCATGGCTTCCAGCGTTTCCGGTTTGAAATACATGTCGCTGTCAAGCCAGAGGACCTGGTCTGCTTCCGCCTTGATGGCGGCGCGCGCCAGGTTGTTCCGCGCCACGTAGACAAGCGAGCCGACCTCGAAGCCGACCTTCGTGTCCCCTGCGCGCCTGAGCATGCTGAGCGACTGCGCGAAAAGTGCCGGCACGTATTCCAGCGCCGGAATTGCGATAAACGTTTTCATGTTTGGCCCCTTTTCTCTGTTTTCCCTTAGTGGACGATCTTTGCGAACGCGTAGGGCTCCACGACGCCGATGCCGACGTATTCACGGCCCAGGAAGCGGACGAGGTCGTATTCCATCTTGCTCAGAGTGTCGATCTTGATCTCCACTTCGTCGCCGTTCGGGAAGTTCGCCTGCGCGCCGACGCCCAGGTCGCCCACGATGGCGTAGCAGACGCCGGTCGTGGCCGCGGAAAATGCCGGGAGGTCGTTGTTGAAAAGGACTTCCAGGCCTTCAAACGGGTCGTAGCCGTAGTTGCCGGCAGCCTGGACGGCTTTGAACTCGCCCCAGGTGGCCTTGTTCATGATGATGACCGGGTTGGCGGCGTTGTCGCTCAGCTTCGCCAGTGCCTTCGCCGTCAGGCCGAGCGTGACGGTGGTGGCGGTCACGGACTCGACCTGAGGATGGTCGTCAGAGCCGCCGGCGGTACATGCGATGATGGCCGCGATCAGCTGGCCGGCCGCCTTCTTCGCGATCTGGTACGTCAGCTCGTCCACGATATAATCGATAAAGGGCTGCGCTTTCAGATCCAGGACTTCATCACTTACCTGCAGGTATTTTTTCAGTGAGACCGGCAGAAGGGTCGTGGTGCCGAGCACCAGGCTTTCTTCGGTGGTCGCGGTGTTCGCGGCTTCGGTGTGGACGTACGCGCCGTCCGCGGACTTCTCCCAGCCGATTTTCAGGTTGCCGCGAAGGTAGGTCTTGCGGACGCGGCTCATGATGCCGTCGCGGTTCCAGGCGGCGCGGACGCGGTCCTCTGCGTATTCAGCGACCGGAACGGTACCGGAGACGTTTTCAGTCAGAAGGGCGCGGCATTCTTTGTCGTCGCCGGTCTTGATGTAGTTGGCGTATGCTTCCAGGTATTCCTGGCTCTTGCGAACTTCGTAGTTGCTCATCTTCTTCTCCTTCTCAAATGTGATTTTTTCGGCGCCGTTCTGAAGGACCTCTTCGATCTCTTTCTGGCGCTCCTCTGCCGCCTGCATGATGGCGGTCTCTCTGTCGTTCAGCTGGCGTTCTTCTTCGTTCAGCTGTTCGGCTTCTTCTTTCAGAGCATCCAGCGCTGCGTCCTCCGCCGTTTCAAGTTCGGCAGCCATCGCGTCTCTCCGCGCGACGATCTCCGCTCTCCGCGCCTGGATGTCGTCCAGCTTCATGGTTTCAGTGTTCATCTGCTGCTCCTCTCAGAAGTTTTCTGATTTCCTCAACCTTCTCGATGCGCGCGAGATCTCTCCGTCTCTTTTCTTCTTCCTCCTGGATCACTCCGTCCCAGAAGGACCGCGCTGCGATGTCGGTGTTCGGGTTGGCCGGTATGGAAACGGCGCTCACGTCGTAAACCTTGCGGACGGACAAGATAGTCCGGGTATGCGTTTCCTCAGAGTATTCGTCCGCTGAAATTGTGAAGGCCCACGACATCTGCGTTACCAGTCCGGCCTTTATGGCTTCAAACATGCGGCGGCTGTCCTCAGTGCTGCCGAGGTCCGCCTGCACGTGTAAACCTCTTTCGTCTGACGTCAGGGCGAGCGTGCCGTTTGACTGGCGCGCGTAGACCATTCCTTCGTGGTTGTAAAGGAAAATGACGTCGCTCATGTCCGCGCCTGCAAGCGCGTCCCTGCTGATTGCTTCTTTGTACTGGATGCCGTCGTACTCGAAAAGCGTGTACGGGTCGTCGTAGGTCGTAGCGTAGCCCTCGACCCTGAACGGGTGCTCCTCGTCCTCCGCTGCCCGGAACTGGATATCCGGCAGCAAGACCATCCGGTATTCTCTCTCACTCTTGATTGCCATCTTCTTCTCCTTCCGACGGCCCCGGAAGCGCCGGCGCCGTTTTGTTTTTATCTTCTCCGACGAAGTAGTATTCGCCCCTTATGGGAAGAAGGCCGCCCACTTCGTCAGGAAGCGGCGAATAGTTGATTAGCTCGCGCGCTTCGTTTATTGTTATCATTCCGCGGTCTGATAGCTGCGCGACGAAGTTGATTTTGTCCGCCGTGCTCATGTACTGGAGACGGTTTGCCGCGATCTCCACGCGCGCCCCGTGTGCGATCTCGAGGTCCGTGTAAAGCATGAACGTCAAAACCTCCCCGAGCTGGATGGCGAAGGGTTCAATTGCCCCGTCAAACAGCGCGTCCAGGGCGGACCCGGCGGCCTTGTTCTGGATCACTTCTTCCGATACGCCGAAGTAGTCCGAGACGTTCCGCTGAATCAGCGCCTGTTCGGCAGCGTCCACCTGGTACGCCTTCGAGCTTATCTGCTGGATGCCGTCGTACGTGTTCGGGAAAAGAAGGAAGCCGGAAGCGTCCGCCTGCATGTTCCGGGCCGTAAAGTTCTTCTGCTCTTGCGCCAGGTCCTCCGGGTCTTTCCAGTTCGTCGCCCTCGCTAAGAACCGGAACGTGCTCGCGTTCTTCACGCCCTCTTTGATGGCCTGCCGCTCGATGCTGATAAGGTCCAAAACTTCATCCAGGGCGTCCTGCTTGTCTCCAAAGAAGTCGCTCTCGTACTGGTAGCGCGTCAGGATGCCGCAGCGGTCCAGCTCGACCAGCGTCCGCTGCCCGTTTGAAAACTCATAGCGGAGCCACTCTTTGCCGCGTTTGTCCTCCATAACTGAGCAACGGTCCGGCAGGCACGGCCAAAGCCCCGTCACGTCGTTTTCGACGTCGATGATAGGCACGATGAACAGGGTGTTCTGCATGTCCAGGATGGTCGCCGCCCGATACATAAACTGGCTCCACGTCTGGTACGGATTCGGCCGTTTCTTCAAAATGGTCGCGACCTTCGGCTTCGCGGCGCCGTGGATCTTGACCTGCAATTTGGAAATGTGGCGCGCCTTCGCGTCGATGGCGGCCCGGACCAGGTCGCTCTCATAAATGGCTCCGCGCCACTTATGGAACGCCGGCTCGTAGCCCGTCAGCATGCGGAAGGTATGGTCCGCGACCACTTTTTGCGGTCGGAAAAGTTTGTCGAAAAGGGACATTTGTCGTTACCTCTTTAAGTTTTCCAGCTGGCCGCCGATCTCATTCCACCACTTTTGCCTGACGGTCATGGCGTCCAGGAAGGCGGCCATGCCGTCGATGCGGTTTGTCGCTGATATTTTCACGAGCTTCTTTCGGTTTGTCTCATTGTTCAGCTTCAGCGCTGAGTTCAGGAAATGGACCTTCAGGAGGTCATTGTCCCCGAAGTCAAAACGGCCATCCCTGAAAAGCCCGTCGACTTCGTTTATGACGGGCGTCAGGTTTTCGCCCTGGTAGACGTCGTCCACCTGGAAGCCATACGCCTTTAAGTCCTGGACCAGATACGAAGCGCTGTAGCGGTCGTAGCCGACCTTTAACGGGTAGATCTTGTACTTCTCCACTAAGTCCGTGAAGAAGCGCAGGACGTCTTTATAGTCCACGAAGTTCTCGCCTGATGGCGTCAGGAAGCCGCGCGCCACGTATGCGCGGTACGGCAGCCCGTCCCTTGCGGTCGCTTCGTCGATCTTTTCCGCCGGCATGAAGAATTGCGCGAACACGTGGATCTTGCCGTTCTTTTCTATGGCGCAAACGGCGGCCGTGAGGTCCGTTGTCTGGCTAAGGTCCACGCCGGCCACGGCGTACTGCCTGGCGAACGTTTCAAAGCTCAGCGGCTTCTCCGTGAAGTTTTTGGCGACGTCCTGAGTGTCCAGCCAGGCGAGCGAGCTGTTCTGTTTTATGCAGCAGTATTTCGTCAGGAACTCCGCCTTTTTTGACAGACTTCCTTCGGCTATCGCGATCTCCTCCAAAAGATAGTCGACCGAGACCGAGACGCCGAGATTCGGGTTGCTTTTCCGGAGCTCGTTTATGTCATTCCACTTGTCAGGGTCGTCCACGATGTAAAGGAACGGCAGCAGGCGCGTTTCGTTACTGTCGCCCAGAAGCACGCGCGTGCTGCGCTTCATCAGTTCGTCGTAAATGCCGTCGTTCGTGTAGCCGGCCGTACTGATGGATAACATGAGCGGCTGCTTCCGGGCCCCGAAGGAACTTTTGATGACTTCGTAAAACTTGAGACCGGCGTCGCCGCTCCATGAAGCGACCTCGTCAGCTATGCAGAGCGAGACGTTCAGGCCGTCGCTTTTCTTAGCATTGAACGCCAGGGCCTTCGCGGTCGTGTTGCTCTCCGCGATGTAAATGTCCGTCCTCCGCTTCTGCGCCATGTTGTTCAGCTCCGGCTCCTGCAGAAGCATTTGGTAAAAGGCGTCGAAGCAAAGGGCGGCCTGTTCAAGTTTCGGCGCGGCGAAGTAAATGCGGCCGCCGTACTCTCCGTCCAGGAAGGCGGCGTACGCTGCGATCGCAGCGGCGAGCAACGTTTTCCCGTTCTTCCTCGCGATCACGAGGAACACTTCCCGGAACTGGCGCACGCCGTTCTTGTCGACCAGCCCGAAGATGCTGGCGACCAAAGCCTTCTGCCACGTTTCAAGTTTTATCCTGCCGGGCGCGAGCTCGCCTTCGTGATGATGGCAGAAGTTTTCAATGAAAAGGACGGCGGCGTTCGCCTTCTTGCCGGCATAAAAAAAGGACCGGGCTTCCAGTCCTTTGACGATGTTCTCGTAGGCAGTGCGGATCCAGCTGCTCACGGACGCCGTCCCGTCCTTGATCTGCTGGTAGTATTCCAGGATGTAGTTATTCATCGTTCAGGCTCGCGATGAGGTCCTGCAATTTGCCGCCGCTTTTCTCCTCGCCATCGAAGCTCTTGATGATGTTGATAAGTGTGGCGACTGTGCCGTTCGCGGCCGTGGCGGTCTTGTTATATTCCTGGATGGCCGGGTTTGCCACGACGTTCTGCCGGCCCTTGACGTATTCCTTCGTGACGGTCGGGCCGAACTCGTCGATGCTCTGTTCCAGCTCCGCCAGCATCTTCATCTGGACCTGGTAGCGTTTGAAGGTCGTGACGAAGAAGAAGTTGGAAGAAACGCCGCGCTCCTGCGCTTTCTCCAATATTTCGTTCGCCTGCTCTTGTAGCGTTTTCCTCATCCCAGCTTCCTCACGATCTCGCGCTCGCGATCAGATAAAGGCCAAGCCGTCGCGGTTTCTTCCTCCGCCGCTGCCTTTTCTTCTTCTGCGCGTTTAGTTGCGAGCCGTTCTTTCTCGACCTTCTCCGCTGCTGCTGCTGAGGCGAGGAAGCCGTTGCCGTAGATGCCTTTGCCGTGTTCTTTCATGGCGTCCAGTGCGCTTATCTGGTACGCTTCGGCGCGCCGGATCTTTATTTCCTGGCCGTACTTGCTCAGGTAGCCCAGCTTCGTCGCGGTCACGACTTCCGGCGGAAAGCTGTACTTCGGGATGTCCGCCCTCATGGTCGCGACGTACTGGTCGTTCGCTTCCTTGACGCGTTTGAAAAGCTCCGGGCATGAGATGGCGACGTAGCCAGGGATCATATTTGTCAGGAAGGACGTTGAAACGGTGGCCTTGTTCTCATACGTGACGGGCGCGTTCAGGCATATCGCGCAGCGCTCCCCGTCGTCGGCCGAGAACAAAGTCAGGCCGGGCGCGAAAAGAAAATAGCGCACGCCGTGGTCCTTATAAAAGCGCGTGATTTCCGCCAGGATGGAAAACGGCGGATTGTCCACGACCACGTCCGTCTTTTTGTATGGCTCCTTCTCATAGTCTCCGCCAGGGTAGAACGGCCGCACGAAGTTCTGACGGTCGACGCCGAAGGTCTCAGCGACCCAGCCGGCGACCGCTTCGTAAACGACCTCGGGCGTGTAGCAGTCGTCCGTTGTTTTCGGCTGCTCGAACTTGTCCAGGAAGTCGTTGTACTCCTCGTTCCCTTCCTGGTACCTGGCGTCGTTCTTCTCCCGGTTTTCGTTCCATTCCGTGAAGCCGGCAGCGGTCTCAGGAAGGTCGAAGCCGGTGATCTCGACGTCGAAGTTCATGGAGCCCAGGTCCGCCAGTTCGTCATATGCGAGGTTGAAGTCCCAGGCGCCAAGCTCGCTGAGCCGGTTGTCCGCCAGGATGTACGCCCGGCGCTCCTCCTCCGTCAGATCCTCGATTAAAACGCAGGGCACTTTCTCCATGCCCAGCTCTTTCGCTGCCATGACCCGGCCGTGGCCGGCGATCAGGTTGTTCTGCCGGTCGATCAGGCACGGCGTCAGGAAGCCAAAGCCCTCGATGCTCTTTTTCAGCTTCTCGACCTGCTCTTTTCCGTGGATCTTCGCGTTCCTTCCGTACGGTTTCAGGTCGTTCACGGCTACTTCCTGCAAGTTCGCGATTTTCGCCATATCTTTTTTCCCTTCTGGTTTGTTCGTGGCCGGCCGCGTCCAAAACGCTCGCGCGCGTGCCGATCAGTAAAAGAAAAGGCCGCCCCAACGGTCTCCGTGGGTATTTATAAAAGCCATTTTTATAGGGGGGTACGTTTTTCAGGCCAAAAGCCTGACCCTGCCGTTTTCGTCCACTTTGTAGCGTTTGCCGTCTCCCGTGTGCTCCTGTTCGTGGCACTCCCGGCATACGGCTTCCAGGTTGTCCCAGCTCAGCGCGACCTCCGGCGTGTTGATGTTCTCCGCCGTCAGGTATACCTTGTGGTGGATGATTACGGCCGGCCGGTAGATCCCTTTTTTCAGGCAGCGCTCGCAAAGTCCGCCCACGCTTTTCAGATATGCAAGGCGCGTCGTTTGCCAGCGCTTTGATTTGTAGAAGCTCTTAGCGTATTCCTTCATGGCTCAAAGAAAAAGACCGGCGCTTGCTCGCTCCGGTCTTGTCTATTTTTTGACGCTATCATATTAGCACATTCCGTTGTTTGTTTTTGTTTCTTCTTTTAGCGCTTCCGGGAAGATCTTGCCGAACTCCCTCAGCGCCCGGCCGTGTATAATACGCATCCATTCGTATGAGTATTTCAGCTCGTCCGCTATTTCGTAAAGCCTGCGCCCCTGGATGTATCGAAGGTGCAGCACGTCGGCGTAAAGTTGCGGACTGATGATGTCGATCTGCAAGCGGATAACTTCGTGCGCCTTGAAGTATTCCTCGCTGGCTTTCAGCGCTCGCTTCTCCGCTTTTTCCAGCCGGATCATATAGTTCGCGAGCTGGTCGTTTTCCGGGCTGGTTTGCACCTGGTCTTTGTCGTATCTGATGGCAGTCAGCCCCGTCGCCATGCTCCTGATGTATTCCAGTTCTTCCAGCGCGTTTTCGTATCTCCTCTTAAAACGAAGCGCCTGGCTCAGGTATTCCTTAGCTTTCACGGCTTTCGACCTCCGTCTGCGACCCCGGCCGCATGTAGTTGTAATAGTATAGCGGCTGGTCTATGAACTTCATGGCCGGCAGCTCTGTCAGGATCTTCCTGTTGAAAACTAAGTCCGAAGCCATGCGCGTGTCGTCGAAGCGAACGCCTGACCGCGTCAGGAAGTCCCTGCGATACATTTTGCTCCAGACGTTCGGGAAAATGCGCCCTGCCTTCTGCCTGATGTTCCCGACCTTCCGCCAGATAAAGCCGAAGCATACGATGTCCGCGTCGATCAGACAAAACGGCGCCAGGGTCGCGAGGACGTATTCGTGAAGCCACCAGTCGTCGTCGTCCATAAAAAGGATCCAGTTGCCGGCTGCCTGGTCGATGCCTGACTGCCGTGCCAGTCCGTCCCGTCCGTAGTCCGTAACGATGACTCGGTCCGCGTACTTTTCCGCCACTTCCTTCGTGTTGTCCGTGCACGCGTCGCAAACGACGATCAGCTCGTAGCTTTGGCGGTCGTACTCCTGCGCCCTGATGGAAGACAGCGCCTTTTCGATGAAGCCGGCTGAGTTGTGCGCCGGTATAATAATCGTGAAGTCTTTACCGTCCATGCTTCTTCACTCCTGCGACTTCGTACGCCCTCTCGATCACGGCTTCCGGGTCCACGCTCAGCCAGTTCGGAAGGACTTTGCGGATCCATGTTTCCAGGTAGTTCACGCGCGACTTTGCGGTCCTCAGCTGATGCTCGCTCTTTATCAGCTCTATCAGCTCAGGCGCCTTGTCAACGTTCCGCCGTTCCTTTGCCTGCTTCTTCAAAGCGTCGACGAGGTCCTCGTATGCCTTCTCAAAGATGCGCGCCACGAGCTCGTCGTACGCTTCCTGTGTCTCATTCGTCAGCATGTTCTTCGCCCTCCATAAATGCGATGAAAAACGGCGCCGGGTGCGTTATTGTCAGGACCTTCCCATTCCTCAGGGCTTCAATGTCCTCCTCCGTGATTTTGAACATAGCCGGAAATGAAGGGTTTTCAAGCTCGCAAACGCGGTCGACCCAGACGGCGTGCAGCGGCTTCGCGAAGTCGAACCATTTGAAGTCCGACGGGTGGCAGTATTTCCGGCGCTCGAAGTGTATGCACTTCCCGGCTCTGAACCATTTGCAGTCAGGTCTCTCAGTCATGGCCACCTCTTTTCTCCCGTCAGCGGATCCGTGCGTAGATCTTCTTCGGGCATTTCATTCACGGCGTCGACCAGCTCACGGATGGCATGCAGCGCGCCGCATTTCCGTTCCTGGCTGATCTCCGTGTCGTCGAAGTATTTGGCGCCGAGCTCATTTGCCAGGCCGATCACTTTGCATTTGTCCCAGACTGTCACGGCTTCTCCTCCCTTCTGCTTTCGATTCCTGCTACGATCAGCGACGCCACGACGCCAGCGAAAACGAAAAGGACCGCAGCGGCGCCGATGATGATGAAAAGGATGCGGATGAAGCTCATGGCTTGTCCTCCATCATTTCGCCAAACGAACAGAAGTCGTTTTCTTTCGGTTTGTCGCTCTCATCCAAGATCCGTATTGCGCAGCCGATTTCGTTGAACCACTTGCAGTTCTTACACCGCACAACCGGGACAAAATCTTCTTTTTTCAGTCGTTCAATGATTTCGTCCATGTCCATTTTCACCACAATCGGTACCGTTAGTTTCATCGTTTCGCCTCCTTCTTCTCTGCTCATTTCCTCACCTCGTTTCCTATGAGTGCCAGGACCGTCAGGACCAGCATGACGATCAGCCAGCCGATGATTTTCTCGCCCATGTTCACGCCTCCAACATCCTGATGTAGTCGTCCATAGCGGACCCGGTTGTGCGTCCCTCGAAGTTGTCGAAGCGTTTGGCGTTCTTTTTCGGTTCGTCTCTGTCACGTGCCGCCCATGAGCGCGCAGCTGCACGCCAGTCCTTCATCGGGTTTTTGCCGACCTTCCAGCCGTTCGCCTCGTAGTAGTCCAGGAACCTCTGCGCGTCCATTTTTAGGTCCTGCATGAAGATATAAGCGCGCAGCTCGTCAAGGGTGGGCGGCGTGAAGCGCCGGGCTTTCTTCTTCTCCTTCTCTCCTTCTATACCTTCTATACCTTCTTCATTATTTAGGAAGAAAGTGGCTTCAGTGGTACACTCGGTGGTACACTCAGTGGTACACTCGGTGGTACACTCAGTGGTACACTCGGTGGTCCCTCGGTGGTTCGGGTTGTCCTGATATTTGGCGTAGTTATTGACTTTCAGGTGGTACCCTCGGTGGTCCCTTTGTAGTTCCGTCACCATGCCGTCCGCGATCAGCATTTCGACAAAATGGCGCACCCACGTCCGCGAGACGTGCCAGCGGTCAGCCAGTTCGTGAATGCTGGTGTAAATAGTTCCGCGCTTCGCTTCGATCATCGTGCCCTGTTTCACGATCTTCCGGTCCTTCCACTCCGCCATGCCGATCAGGTCGTACCATGCGCCGACGAAGCGCAGGTCCGCGTTCAGCCAGTGGTCGTCCGGCAAGCTCCAAAGCTTAAACCATCTATTTTCTGCCATGTTTACACCTCCCGGACCGTGATGCCGTAGCGCCAGAGCATGAGCTTCGCCTTTATCACGTATTCCCTCGTTTTCATTCCCTTCGTGTCCTCGACGATCTGCCTGCCGGTCTCCGTGTCCGTGTAGACGAAGTCCGCCACGTACTCGACTTTCCTGATGGCCTTGCCGTCAGCGTTCCGCTGCTTCGGGACAAGTTCAAACGGCACCTGGATTTTGAGGTCCTTTATGGCGCCGGCCCTGGCGAGAAGAAGGAGCTCCTCGTAGCGGTTGCGCTCCCTCTTACTCGCGCAAAGCGTCCCATCCGATGCGGAGACCTTTTTGGCGTTATACTTCCCGGTTCTTTTTCTCCACATCTTCGGTGTCCTCAGTGAAAAGGAAGGCCAGGATCGTCAACGGCGTCCTGTGTGGGCTGGAAGTCGTCCGGCCTTCTTCCGGTCTCCGCTGCCCTCTGTTCGTTTTCGGCCTTTTTCTCGCAGAACTCTTGCTCGTCGGCCACGACGTCCGTTGTGTAGACGGTCGTGCCGTCCTGCTTCTGGTACTTGCCAGTCTGGATCCGTCCGCGCACGATGATCTTCATGCCCTTGTGTAAATAATTTTGGGCAAAATCGGCGCCTTTGGAGAAGGCCTTGACGGATATGAAGTCCGCCGCTCTCTCCCCGTTTTCGGCCCTTTTTCGACGTTCTACGGCCAGCGTGTACGACGCGATCTTCGTTTGTGTTGTCTCTTTGACGTTCGGCTCGTCCGTCAGGCGGCCTGCAATAACGACGCTGTTCATTTGTTCCCCTCCTGCTTGTCCTTTTCCTTCTGCATGCACGCCACGCAGAGCACTTTGCCTGTGTGTTTTTTTGCGTAGGCGGCGACCTGGTCCTCGTTCATGGTCCCGTACGGTTTCAGCTGCGCGCCGCACTCCTCGCACTTCGGGAACTCGTGGCGCCTGATGCGGATGCCGGTCGTGGGCTTCCCGAACGCCGTGGTCTTGTCCACGAAGATCTCGACTTTTCTGCCGATCATGGCGCTGGTGTCGTCTCCGGAAGGGTTGAAAAGGCGCTTCAGCGTCAGCCGGTTCGTCTTGTTCAGCCTGAGCGGTTTGCACTCCTCGAAGAATAAGCAGGGCGCCTTTTCCTTCCGCTGCTCTTTTTCGTTCCAGAGTTCCAGCTCGTCGAGACCCGTTATTGTAACGACGCGAAAGGCGCCCAGCGGTCCGATCAGCTCCGCGTTCAGCACGTTCGGGTCGATCAGTTTTTCAAAACTCTCAATCATTTTCGTCCCTCCTCGCTCCACGGCTGCAGAAGTCGTCCGACCAGCGCGCCGGGTGTCCCTGTTTTCCGTACTTTGTGCAGCATCCGCTTTTCCAGTAAAAGCACTCGCCGCACGTGACCAGGTTGATCACTTCGTACTCGTCGTCTTTGTCCTTCTTCGGAAGGCATACAAAAGCCGTCAGCATCATTCCTCAGCCACCTCCTCCCATTCGTCGCGCGTGAGATAGCCGTCGGCGTAGCCGGGCCAGTCTCCCGTCTCCCTGCACTGGTGGTAGTAGCGGAGAAGCTCGTGGAACTGTCTGTTCCCCTGCTCCACGAAGCCCGGGTCAACGTCATAAATGCGGACCGCGTACGGCGGCGTTTTCTCCTGGCACACAAAGACGAAGCCAGCGTCGATCGTGAAGTTTGACGCGACGGCGAGACCCTCCGTATACATGCCGGCCTGCACTTTGTAGCCGTAGGTCCTGCACTCGCGCTCGAAGGCCTTGTCCTCGCACGTGCGGACGGTCTTGTAGTCCACGATCGTCGGGCGGCCCTTGTAGGTCGTCAGGCAGTCCAGACGGATTTTGCACTGTTCGCCCGTCTCAGCGTCCTCCCAGACGTAGGTCGTCTCATGCTCTCCGGACAGAAGCGCGTCGGCGCGTTCCTTCCGGTGGAGGGCTGCTTTCATCTCCTGTATCTGTTCGGCGTCCTCCCTGCTAAGGACGATCTTGCCGGCGCTTTGCTCGACGAAGGCCTGCCACTCCTCTTTGCCGGCTTTGGTCCGTTTGTCGATCATGGGCGCGACGACGTATTCCTGGTTGAAGCGCTCCGGCTCCAAAATGGCGGCGTGCATGGCCGTCCCGAAAATCTGCGCCGGCGTGGGCTCCTCATGGCCTGCCAGGCTTTTCGCGTATTCCAGATGCTCCGGGCTCCTCCGAAGAAGGATCAGGTCCGACCTTCTGACGGCCGGGATCTGGTTGTACTGTTTCTCTGTCATGTGTTCCCCTTTCGTGATTTCGTTCAGTTCTGTCGTTTCAAAGAACGCCTGCATGGTCTTGTCCATGTCGTCGAAAATGTCCCCGAGCGTCATTTGTGGACCTCCTGGACCTCCCACCGGTACGCGGCCGTGCTCATAAATGACCCTCGGCCGTGCACGGCGTCGCTGATGATGAACGGCAGCGAAGCCAGGAAAATGACTACGATGATGGCCGTGAGAATTGCCAGCTGCTTCGTCTCTTTCATTTCCGCGCCCTCTCGAAGAAGTATTTGGAAACGACGGCCTCGCCTGCTCTGGTCTTTACGCGGACCGGGTGCGACGCGATCTTGTAGCCGTAAACGTGGCGCAGCTCCCAGATGCGAGCGCCCAGCCTTGTCACTCCGTACGCCTGGATGGCTTCGAGGGACGTTATGGATCCGTTCTTCTTCATGTGCTCCAGGACCAGTTTCGTCTGTGGTTTCATTCCGTTCTCCCTTCTTCGTCACTGTTCAAAAGTTCAAGTATATCTGCAATAGGGTCCAGAAAGCCGAGCGCCTTGTGCTCCATGTGCCAGGCGGCGGACTTTTCCATGCACTCGCTGATCATTTCCTGGAACGCTTCTCCGTTTTCGTCCGGTACTGGACGGAACGGCCTGCCGTCCTGGTCCACGTACGGGAAAATCTCCGGGTTTATTTCCAGTTTGACAAGAATGCATCCGTGTCTTTTTGCTTCCTCTTTCAGTTCCTCAAATGTCATTTTTTCCCCTTTCTGTTTTGATTCCGGTTTCGTTTTCAAAGCGCTCGCGGTATATGACGTAAACCGTGCGCTTCATTCTGACCGCCATGCCCCACGTGACCAGCTTCTTTTCCAGCATGAAGCGGACCGTTTGCGGATGAACTCCCAGAAGGCCGGCGGCTTCCTTGACTGTCATGGTGGCGTTTCTGTCCATGTTTTTGTCCGCCTTTTCAAACGGCGTTTGAATTGTCAGGTAAAAAAATATCGGCCGGGTCCACTCTGTAAAGTTTACAGATGGATCTCAGTTCCCTCGCTCCGATGCCGGTCCTGTTGTTTTCCCAGTTGGAAAGCGTGGAAATCGATACCTGCATGATGGCAGAAACGTCCTCGAGCGTCAGTTGCGCGTTCACTCGCGCCGCTTTGAGGGTCATTTTCCCTTCCATTCAGTGTCCTCCTTTTTGTGTAGTTGTTCAAACCTCGTTTGAAGTTTCTCCCATCATACGCCCGGCGCTTCGGTCTTGTCAACTGAAAATTGAAATATTTTCGTAAAAACTTGAAAATATTTCCAGAAAGTGTTATATTTTCGCGGAAAGGGGGTCGTCAAAATGACTGCGCAGGAAGTCTTTACGTCTAACCTCAAAAGGTATATGGAAAAGTTTGAAGAAAGCCAGACGGACCTGGCACGGGCGCTCGGATGCACTCCGGCGGCCGTCTCGCTCTGGTGCTTAGGAAAGAAAATCCCACGCGTCGATCGTGTCTCCGCTATTGCCAGGCATTACGGCTGCACGCTCTCCGACCTGTTAGGGACGGAAGCCGTCGAAGAAGATGAAGATACAATGGCGCTCTTCTTCCGGGCCCTGTCTGATGAAGGAAAAAAGAAGGCGCTGAGCTTCGTTTCGTTTCTCCTGAGCGAAGAAGCCAGGGACCGGCATGCGGAGGACAAGTCATGAGACGCGCGAACGGTGAGGGCACTGTGTTCAAAATGAAGGGAAATCGGCGGCGCCCATACGTAGCCAGGACGACCGCCGGGAAAAACGAGAAGGGCTTTCAAACGTATAATTGGATCGGCTACTTCGCCACGAAGAAGGAAGCCGTCGCCGCCCTGGAAGCGTACAACAGGAAGCCGTACGATACGCGCGCCACTTTGCAGGAGATTTTCGACCAATGGGCCGCGTCCGATCTGCTGGACCTTCGCGAAGGCTCGCAGAAGATCTATAAAAGCGCCTGGAAGCACCTTTTGCCCCTGGCCCCGATGAAGATGGCGGACCTGCGCCTGAACGATCTGCAAGGCATTGTGAGCCCTCTGAATAAGTCCGTCGGGAACTCCGTCAAGGTCCTCATGTCCCACCTTTTCGGGTATGCCGTCCGCCACGAAGTCATAACGGCGGACCGCTTCCAGCTGGTCCAGTTCGTGAAGGTCTCCCAGGACCGCGGAAACGTGGTCGAGCGCCGGGTGTTCACGCCGGAAGAAATTGCACGCGTGACGGATCCGGTCGTTCTGGTCCTTCTTTACACTGGCCTGCGTGCTTCCGAGCTCCTGAGCCTGGAAGCGGACGACATCCACCTTGCGGAGCGCTGGTTATACGTCCGCCAGTCGAAAACGGCGGCCGGCGTGCGCGTCGTCCCTATCGCAGAGAAGATCGTGCCGTGCTTCGACGCGCTGCCGGTCCGTATGACCTACCAGAAGCTCAATTATATCATCGGCCACTTATACGGCCACCGTCCGCACGATACGCGGCACACCTTCATTTCACGGATGGCCGATTTGGGCGTTGATGAACGTATTACAAAGGCCATCGTGGGCCACGCCGGCAGCGGCGTCACGGAGACCGTTTACACTCACCTGGACTTGCGGCCGCTGCTGGATGCCGTCAACCGTTTGTGACTTGCTTGCCACTTGCGCGCCACTTACCGCCGTGTTTTTGTATGGTTTGAAATGGTCGCCAGTAGACTGAGCGAAGCACGAAAAAACCCCGGAAATACGCCAAAAAAGGCATATTTCCGGGGTTTTTCTCATTCGGGGGTATATCATTCAAGATATGATTTGCATTTGGCTTATTTGCGCCGTTTTTCGCGTGTTTTGCCACTTGCGCGCATGCAGCCGTGACTGGCTTCTTTTTTGCCTTTTATCAAAATAACACAAATCGGCTCCTCCTGCAAGCGACGCAAGGGGTGGCAGGAACCTTGCGCCGCCCGACCAAAAGGAGGAACCTTGAAAACGGACGCCAGGGAAAAGGGAAAAGCCTGACGCCCGTCTTTTTAGGGGTAGATCCGGACTATGTGCTCACGCTCCGCAAAGCGGACCGGGATCACGATTTCAGACGCGTCCGGGTTAAAATATGACGCGGCCGTGCCGACTGCGATGCCTGCGCTCGCGTCGTTTTCGTAGTTCGCGCAGTATAAGTGGGCCTGACCGCGGATCCACTGGCTATTTGCTAAGATTTCGCCCAGCTGCTCCACGACGATCACGTTCGGCGTGAAGCCGATCTCGGCTCTTTTGATCTTGATGTATGGCGTGCTTCTGGTTTTCGGGCCTGCGCCTGTCGACCAGATCCGCGTGTCTTTGCTGCTGATAATTTTGGCGCTATACATAAGCTCCTCCCCTTCGCCTTCCGGCGCTTCGATCACGATGGCCGTGTGGCCCTGTCTCCATACGACGTCCCCGAGAACGCAAGACCCGACCGTGTATGGGTACTGCCGGAAGCCGAGCGCGCTGAGCTGCGCGACCTCCGTTGCCGTCCTCATGGTGGCCGGCGCAGCGATGCCGTTGTGGTTAAGCGCGCAGCACGTCATTTGGCTGCAGTCCGTATTGCAGAAAATGCGGACCTCCGCGAAGCTCTTGAAGTCCGGCTGCTGCATGGCGTTCCAGATGCCGTAGCGCCCGGCGTACGGGTCGCCGTCCGGTCCGTATTGAGCGTAGCCGAAGTAGTCGTTCAGCGCGATCTCTTTGGCGTCCTTTGCGAAGGCCGCCCGTTTCTTTTTGTCAGGGTAGCGAAGGATCAGCGAAAAAGTCCCGGACCCGGTCTCGCTGCCGGTCATTTCACGAATACGGACTTCGTTTCCGGTCTGGTCTCCTTTTTTTCCCCATGCCAGCGCCCCTCTTTCGTCGCTGGCGGCTTCCGCGATCTTCATGGCGTCCTCCTGCGCGCGAAAAACGGCCGTTTCCGGCCGCTTTCGCTTTGCTTCGTGTTCTTGTTCGTTTTTCGGTCCGTGGCCGTTTCTGGCCGTTTTTAGGCCTTTACTGCTGCGCGTTGTATTGCGCGGTGCTGATGCCGATGATGCCGCCGATGCAAGTGCAAAGCGCGGCAGAGATTTTTGCGACCGTGTCCCCGTGGCCCCATCCGAAAATGGCGTCCAGCGTCACGTATAATGTCGTGACGGCCGGGATGAACACGAGCGCCGTCCATTTCAGCCAGTCATAGACTTTTCCTGGTAGTGCCTTCATGTTGTGCCTCCTTAACTGTACGCAGAGACGATTTTGCCGAACTGTTCAGCCGTCTCAAAAGATAAAGAACTCGCAATTCCCAGGTAGTAGGCGGCCCCTGTTCCGTAGGTCGCGTACCAGTTGCCGTTCCAGTCGTAGGCGACCGCTTCAAGCTCTCCGAGCTGAGGGACGAAAAGCCTGCCGACGTATGCCATCTCCATGTCGTGCACGTAGATCCAGTTCTGGTCGGTCGGCCTGTCCCAGAGTGCGCGGAAGATGTGCGTGCCGTCTGTCTCTATTCCTTGCAGCGTGAAGCCTTCGTTTCTTGTAATTGTGATGGTTTTGATAAAAGAAAACGAGGCGTCAAAAAATGAATATTTTTTCCCGTCCGTCGCGCTGTCTGCCGTGATGTATTGGTTCCGTTTGCGATCATACGCGAGACCGTAGCACCTGTGAAGGGTTACGCCGTCCGCGTCATGCAGGACCACGACGCTGTCCAATGTCAGGGTCTCTGGGTCGATTACTGCAATTTGTGCGGACTGGTCCATTGTGGCAACGTAAAGCTTCCCGGTGGTCGGGTTGTAGGTCATGTCGTTCGCGTGGTCTAAGGCCATGCCTATTGTGGCTTCTGTTTTTGTCTTGTTTAAGATGTCCAGCTTTGCGATTTTGGAAGTGTTCACAAAGGCCGAGTACAAGTACGTCCCATCGGTGCACGAGCCCTGGTTCCCGTTTCCGGATGTCAACGGGAAAAGGTATGCGCTTTCCCTCTCTGCTCCCTCGTACTTTGTGGCGACTTCCTGCCCGTCGATGTCGTAAACTGCCATTACTCGTTACCTCCTGAGAACGCCGTAGAAATTGCCGAAGTATAGAACGTCTGGCTGACTGTCTCAAACATACCAAAGACCGTGTCGGCTTTCCTCTTGCATGGGACGTAGTTGAAAACGTAGTCGCCGTTGCCGTCCTTCATCCAGAAAGAATAAAGTCTTCCGATCATTGGTATCAGGTCTCCGCCTGTTGATATGTTTGCGGTCCAGCTTCCCTGGTTGTTCCTGCCTCCGAGGCCCCACTGATAGCTTGCCGACTGAACGGCTGAAACGCCGGTGATTTGCGCGAAAAATACGTCGTTTATGTAAATACTTCCGGCCCGGACTTCCAGCTTGGTCTTTGTGTTTATTGGCGCAAAGTCAGTCCCTAACTTTGTTACGATGCAGCTGCCTCCGTTGTTTCCGAAGATTAGGCTGGTTTCGTTTCCATTTACCTCCGCGATCAGAACGGTCCCTTGCGTTGTGTTCGATGCCGTCTTTGCGTTCCTTCCACCGAACGGGCAGCAGGAAACGTTTGTAAACTCGCGCATGAACTCAATGCCGAATGAGTAGCCCCAAATGTCCACGTTCTCCGCAGGCCAGAGCGTTTTGATATACGGCGTGGTTGTCAGGTGCGACGCTGCCGGTGTTCCATGCACTGCCGACGTGATGAAGTCAACGATCTCATATTCTGCCGGGACCGGGTTGGCCGTTACTGTGACGCTGAACGTGTCGGACTGCGTCTCGTATGTAACTGTGATCGTGCTTGTTCCGGCTTCCAGTGTTCCGCTGAGTGAATAGACTGAACCGGGCAGCGTCTCCGATGTCCCGTCTGAGTATGAAG